ACCCTTTTCGGGTGCGCTCCCTAGCCTCCTAAACCTGTGTTATTTCCGCTTCTTCAACAGCGTCTCCACTGCTTCGACAACCTTATCTTGGTACGCAGGCGGCACTTTCGTTAAGCCCTTGAACCAGTTGTAGATCGTGGCGCGGGTTACCCCGAAGTGCTCTGCCACGTCCTGTGCTGGTATATCGTTTTCTATGCACAGGTTGCCAAGCTGGACACCAAGCTTGTTGGTGTCCGCTGAATTAACGATTTTGACAAAGCGGGATGAGTACCCGTTACTCATCATCCCACTCAGCGAGGATTTTGCTTACGTCCTTCTTCTCAGCGGGAGCCTCCTCTTTCTTGCTCGTACGCTTCGTTGGTTCTGGCGTGGCTTCCTCAACAACTTCAGCAGGAGCCGCTTCCACCGCCTGTGCCTTCTTTGCGGGGACAGGCTTTTCAAATGCTTCACCGTCATCATCTTTCACCCCGTCAGTCTGTGCCACGGTCATGGTGATTGCGCTTACTGCTGATGGAGACTTACCTTGCTCCAGTGCAGCTTGGAACTCGCTGGTCTCGAGGAAACGTACAGGCTTGAAAGTCAGCTTCGGTGTGGAGCTATTGGTGTCGAAGCGCATTTCAGTTACGACCGACGTAATAGGTGCACCCTTACTTGCAATCATCTTTGCGTATGTCTGCAAAGGCCACTTGCCATTCTCACCAGCACCGAAGATAGAAGTAGACGGCAGCGCAAGCTGATACACGTCACCGCCAATGTCGTTCTCCAAGACAACTGCCAAACGCTGCTGGAAGCGGCAAGCACGGCTATCACCTTGACCCGAACCCTTGATGTTCTGTGGGCAGCTAGCGCACGACTTCGACTGCGGTGCTTTAGCTTTGGCATCTGGGGTTTCACCGTCTGCTGACCAGCAATCCGGGGCGCTGACTACGCCCTTCTTGTAGGTGCCTGCGTAGAAGATACGCGAGATTTTTTGTGCTGCCGCAACGATCACGACATTCATTGCACGGTCTTCGTTCTGCGCAACTTCCTTGCCGTTGACCAGCATGCGCCAAACGCCACCCTCAATAGAGATACGCTTGCTACCGCCGCCACTACCACCCATCAGGGCTTTAGTGGTCTCATCAAGTTCCGCTGTACGCAGGTGGCTGGGAAGGTTTTGATTGAATAGAGCTAGATCGCTCATTGCTTTCTCCTTATTTACGACGAACAACAACCGCGTAACGGCTGTCAACATTGAGACCCGGCGGACACTTGTCGGGATTCTCTTCCAAGAACGAAGCCATATTGTTTTGCGAGATACGTTTCTCTATTAACTCTAGGGCTTCGTGTTTCTTCACGAACGAATGGAATGAGTGCCAATCATTCGTCCAATAGCGTTTGGCAACTCGACGGCTTACCGTACCAAACGGTGTTTTAAGGCTGTCAGTGCCGACCATCTTGCAGGTCTCCAGAAGCTGGAACTCGATAGTATCCAGAGCCTCCTTGAGTTCGGCATCTTTCTTCTCATACTTGTCAGCCAACTCTTTACGGGCATCGCGTATCTTGATGTACGTCTTAACCAGCTTGTCAGTTGGGATGACCGGTGACTTAGTTTCATCATCCATATTGATCTCCAAGGGTAACTACAACTACAGAATAGAATTATTCTTTGACACTGTCAAGGGGTTCTAATAAATTATTGTAGAGGTCTACAACGCGAGAGTGAATATCAATCTTTGCCTCCAACATGGCATACATACGTTTCTCTACAGGGGAGCCTTGCAGGTGCACGACAGTGCAGGGATTACGTTGACCAGCGCGGTGGGTACGTGCGTTAGCTTGCAGGTAGGTCTCCACACTCATGACGGGCGACCAGTACACGATCACGTTAGCTGCGGTTAATGTTACACCGTGAGACGCTGCCTGTGGCTGGATTATCAAAACTTTTGGGTCAGGTTCTGTTTGGAATCTGGCAAAGATTTCTGTGCGCTGCCGCACGGGCACGTCACCACTGATAATCTCGCAAGTGTATTTTGACTTCCTTAGTTCTTCGTCAATTATCTGAATACTATGTTTATAAGGAACGAAGACGATGACCTTGTGGCTTGCCTCGTCGATAACTTCTTTCAATGCAGCAATACGGTTCGATGCGTCAAAGGCAACGACCCCTCCACTATCCGAGTACACCGCACCACATGAAAGCTGGAGTAGCTTGTTCAGATTCGCCGCAGCGTTGACCGTGCTGATCTCTTCGCCTGCTGCCACCGTCACCATGTGTTTACGCAGTGCCTCGTAGTATTTCATCTGCTGCGGGGTCAGTGGTACGTCACGGGTGGTATAAGTCACCTCTGGTAAGTCTAGGCATTCTTCTTTTGTGTATCTAATCGCGGGCTGAAGAACTTCATGCACTATCGACTCTGCCTGTGGGCGTGGTACGTACTTAAACGTAGTGACTTTCTGCATCACCATATCTCTGAACGACCCGAAGAACTTGGGCACCGACGATGGGTTAACGACCCGAGCAAGTCCGTATGCGTCCGTTGGAGATTGCGAAGCCGGGGTGCCTGTCAGCATCCAGACCCATGTGCTGGGGGTCAGCGTTTGGTTAAGTACCTTCCAGCGTTTTGTGGATACCGTCTTGTAGGCATTGGCTTCATCCACCACGATCAGATCAAAGTCTTCTTCCTTGACCGCATCCTTGATGATGTCCAACCCATCGAAGTTACAGATCACAAAATCAGCGTCTGACTGCACTGCTTGAATTCGTTTCTCTCGAGAGTGGCTGTGGGCAATCGCAACTGTCCGGTGCATAGCAAACCGGAACAAGTCATCCTGCCAAGCGGATTGCATGATCGACAAAGGACACAGCACAAGAACTCTACGGATGAGACCTATCGACATTAGATAGTCCGCCGCCCAGATAACGCTGCCTGTCTTGCCGGTGCCCTGCTCGTTGAAACAGAACGCTCTGCGGTGCAAGGTCAGGAACGATGACGTTTCCTTCTGGTGTTCGAACGGGCGGTGCATGCCGGGCCACTTGTAGTGCGACATGATTGGGGACGGCACGTTCTTGATACGCAAGTTCTTCAGCACCTGCGCTTCTTCTAGCCCCCACTTCACCAGCACACTGCCATCGTCCATCACTTTGCTTTTAGGGATGACTTCTGTGATGCGGTTCGGGTTGCGTACTTTTAGTAGCAACGCTTTGTCTTCGATGATCTGCATGCTGTTTCTCCAAGGGGGTACAGGCTAAAGTGAAGTTTTCACAATAGCCTGCGGTGTTTCTATTAAGTTGTTGGTACTAATCGAGCCTAGAGCTTTCTCTGTGCCGGTGGTGCGTTCCGGCGCTCTCTATTTTCAACTTTCCCAACTGGGATGGAGACCGACTCTGCTCCGCAGGTTCCAGTCTACGGGGGCGGGGTAGTGCCCAGCCGATCCCCATGCCACTTGGTGCCGGTCTCTCCCGGCTGTCTTTACTTCTTACGTTCGCGCTTACTTGTTTCTGATACTAACGCACCAGAAGAGCTTCGCTTAAACGACCGGTTGGCGGCTGCACTTTGCACTCGCACACCGTCTTTGTTACTACCGCCTTTGGACAGGGCTTTCACATGGGCGATATCTTTGCCTTCACGCGCATCGGCTTTACCGTTGCCGTTGCCGTCCTTGCCCTTCTTGTCCATCGCTCGACGGGCGCGTTGGCGCTCCATCCTGTCGGGGTGTTCCCCGCGCTTCTTTTCTAAATCGTACTCGTGCTTGTACGGTCTTGGTGTCTTTGTATATGGCATGTCAGTGCCCCCTTCCATTGTGTATGCAGTCTGTTACCGCACAAAAATTCTTACACGTAAAATTGGGGCGCGGGTTCCAAACATTTTTCTCCAAACACGTCTCCAATGAATCCGTGACATCCAACCAATGCAGCCAAGCTTTGCCTTTACCTTCGTCATTTTCGAAGTCTCGGGTAACAAAATCTTCTGCCACTAAAAACAGCAGTCCAGCCTTGACCTTCTTTACTTTCGGGAAGTGCTTGAAGATTGCTAGTGATAGTAACTCCAACTGCTTTGTGTCTGCGTACTTGCTGGACTTACTGGTCTTGTAATCCACCAGATGGCACTTATCCCCGTTGATAATAATCAAATCAGCGATACCACGCCACCACACATTTTCTGAACCAAACTCACAGGCATCCAAATTCTTGGTTAGCCCCATCTCGTACTCGCAGTACTTAGTGCCCTTGATGTTAATCAGTGCGTCAAGGTGCTTCTTGATGAACGCAAATTTCTCCGGGATTGGAGTGCCGTCTCTGACATATTCTTCAGCGGCTGTGTGCACTGCCGTCCCGTACAACAGGTGCTCCTGCGGCGGCTCGATGATGTCCCGCTTCACCCGCATCCGATAGTACTTCTGCGGACACTGCTGAAACGTACTAATACTACTGTATGACCATGTGTACTTCATATGGGTTATAGCTTTCTCTGACAAGTAAACGCCTGTATGTCAGCACGGAAGGCATTAGCAAATTTGCAGTCCGACACGATCCGGCTCTCAGCGTTGATGCCACCAATCCAAAGCCCCAAGATAAATAACATGATGGCAACGAACGACTTCGCCCATGTCTCATTTATGATCTGCCAAATCTTGCGGTAATTAATAGTTTCAACAAACACGTTAGCATTCTCCGTAGGATTCAGCGACTCCTGATTCGCAGTTGAGCGGTAAGCCGGTTGCCCACGCGGGAGTCCATCGCATACACTCCTCAACATACGCTTGCGCCACATTAGCTTCTTCTTTCGGAGCAATACAAGCGACGGCATCGTGCACGGTAAGTACGGTTTTGTACCGTTTACCGATCTTCAACATCTGCTCTGCGATCACACATCTGGCGAGTGCTTGGCATAAGTTCTCGACTACTTTCCCACCGTAAATCTTGGTGAACCCTATTCGGGTTTTGTATTCGTACTGCACCTTGCCCTGCGGGTCAGTCACCTTCCGAAGCTCCGCATACCGTAAAGGAAGCCCGTTGGGTAGGACAAAACCACACCTCTCTGCGTCAAACTGTAACACGCCTTCTCGCCCAACGGAAGCGGCTCGTTTCAGAATCATCGCCTCAAGTGCGTGACCTGACTCCCGCCACAACGCAGGGATAGCCGGGTAAGTCTGCCGGTACACGTCCACAATCCGCTTGCATTCCTCGGCTGAAACGTCCGTCCCGAAGGTCTTCAACTGCGCCCGAAACTTCTCTGCACCCATGCCGTAACCGCTACCCAAGATGGTTGTCTTCCCAACGAATCTTTCCTCTTTGGTAACTTCCTCGACCGGCTTGTTGTAGATGGCACTTGCCATGATCTTGTACACGTCCTCACCCTTAGCGAACGCCTCGACCAAGTCATTCTGCTCCGCCAGCCACGCCAGCGTCCGCGCTTCAATCTGTGCAGAGTCAGCGTCGATGATCACATAGCCCTTGGGGGCAATGATTGCCTTCTTCAGCTTGCCAGCGTTCTGCCCCCGGCTTGGCAGGTTCTGTAGGTTGACCTTATCGTCACCACCCCAGCGACCCGTGTGTGCTGCGTAGTATTTGAGTGGTACGGGTAGTTTTCCACGCTTGGAAATATCGATAAAACGCTGCGTCCGAGTCTCCTCCAGCGTAGTCTTATTACCAAGGCGGGCAGCGACCAGCGTCTGCACCCGTGGGTCTGGGTGAGTTTGTAGCGCCTTGAACCCCTCGTCCGTCTTGGCAAACGCCCATGCTTCCTTGCCGGTAGTCGTGCTGACTTTTCTAGGTGGCTCAACCCCTAGCTCAAGAAGCAGACCTGCAAACTTCTCATTGGACATGAGCATATCTTTGTCAGCCGCAGCCGCCTCCAGTAGGCGTTCCTTCCGCGTTTTGACTTCTTCGAGGTGCATCTCCAGTAGCGGTAAGTCCAACTCCAAAGACGGTTCCACAAACATCTTTAGGGTTGCATCTATTACTTTGAGCTCCGACGTTGGGAAGTTTTCCTGCTGAAGCATGTCCATAAATATCTTATGGCATAAGTCCACGTCATTGCGGCAGTACTCACCGTACCGGGCAAGTTGTTCCGGAGGGAAGTCCTTGCGGCGTAGCCCCAGCGCGTTGATTACTTCCTCACCCTTCTCCCCAGCGCCGTAATGTACTGCCAGCTTCGCGAGGCTACCACCGACACTGACCCCATGAAGTGCACGCGCCATCGAAAGAGTGTCCAACCAACCTTTCGGCGTAATCCCGAAAAGCCACGAGAGTATTGCCCCATCAAACGCGGTGTTGTGTGCAAGGACGAAGTTGTTTTTCCAATCGAATTTCTTGAGGTACTCCTGTGTCGCAGCGCGATCCCCGCTGAACCATTGCGTTTCATTATTCCCCTCTTTGATGCCAACACCAATCACCTCGAAGTCTGGATGACGCACGTACTCTTCCGTGGTCAGCTTCGAGAACCCAAAATCCTTGCTGTAGTACGTTTCAAAATCGACTGTAATTATGTTCATTGATCTTTTAGTATTGATGTCGGTATGTTGGGTACGTCGAATGGTAGTTCCATTTGCCGTTGATCTGATACTAACGCCGAGCAAATGTCCTGCTCTAGTTTCTTACGCAGTATGTCCCGTAGCTTTGAACAGTACGCTGCTTGTTCTTCGTCTGTAAATATACTGAACTTCACTCCATTCATGTTGGGATAAAGCATACTTTTCGTAACCCCACTCCAACGTGCCTCGTCTACCGAACGTGTATAGCAGTCATCAGTTAAATCGGTATACGCGTCGATAAACTCTTCGGGGAACTTGTCCATCCGATCCAGCAGCGTTTGCATGAAGTCGGAGATCACGACAGTTTTCCTATCTCTTTGGTGAGCGCATCAAACTTCAAACCCGCCGACAAAAATTTTACGCGCCGGTCATCGCCGGAAACCTCTTCGCGCAAAACTTTACTTGAGACCAGTTCCTTGATCAATCGATGAGTAGTCGCACGTGACGCACCTTCATACGCATCCAGTATGTCACCAACACGTACGGGTGCGCCTTCTTCCCAGTACACACTCGCTATGCTCAGCATGCGTACCTTGTGGTAGTCAAGCCCATACTTAGATTCAAGCCGACCTAGTAAGCCACTGAGTTGTCGTACTTTGTTCATATCCCGTCCCTTCTCAAGCAGTAATAAAATGTTGGTCTCTTCGCATATTCGCCGCGCAACTGATACCGACGAAATACTTTCTTCTCTTCGCGTAGCTCCATCAAGTACCGGCGTACGCTACTCACATCCATCCGCATCTTCTTGGCGATCTGCACTGCGGACATCGCATGTTGCCTACCCAGTAGCCACACAATATCCAGCTTGCGGCACTGTGCTGTATTAGTGTTTGCCTTGGGCATCTCGGGCGATCCTCGCCAGCAGTGCACCTACCGCATCGATGTTGGTCTCGTTGACTATCTCGGTGTAGCCGCCAGCCCCTGAGATCAGCGCAAGGTTCTTCATCTGTAGCGCGGTGGGTTTGTTGTCTCCAGCCTTGCACTCGATAGCAAACATCCTGCCCTTGTAGCAGCCAATGATGTCAGGCACACCTGATGTACCGTAACCATGCGTGGCAGGCATAAAATGAAACGCACCTGATTCAGTCAGAATCTTCCTGACCTTATCCTTTACTTTCTTTTCAGGTGTCGCTGCCATCGAGTTCCTCCTGTTTTTTAATCAGCGCACGAATCTCTTCGATGCTCATGTCGGTCTTGTCGTAGACCAAAAGAACGAACTCCGCTGACGGCGGGTTGTGCCTGTAGCGGATTTTGCTGATAGCACTTTGCGTGACACCCAGATGCTGCGCTAGTGCGCGGCTGTTCTTTAGTTTAAACGCCTCGATCAGATAATCGAGCAGCGCGTGTTTTGGTACTGGTACGTTTCTCATTTACTCTCCCGAACAATAAAATTTCTTGCATCAAACGTGCTGGTTCTGATGCTGCCGTTATCCCAGACCACGATGATCATCTCTGCAACATATGTCCAGCAGCCGGTGGCATTGCTGCCATCTGGTACGTGCGCAATAACTACACGCCCATCAGAAGTGTTGCTGCATTTATTCATGAGCAGCACGATCTTGCCGCCGCCCTTATTGGGCATCTCGAACCATGTCTCGGCACTGGCAAGACTACTAACCAGCGTGAGTAGCAACAGTAGCTTTTTCATTTTCCCTCGCCTCCATCATGATGTCTGCTATTTTGTATGCGGCAGCAGGCACAAACAGTACTTGCGCTTCTTGGCCTTTCTGCATTCCTGCTAGAAGGCCTTGCATCGCCTTCGCCGCAAAGTAATCACGCAAGTCCATGCCCTTCTCGCCGGTCACGTTTGGGAATGCTTTCATATATTCTTCTCCTCATATTCAATACACCCACGTTCACAGCACACATCGCCTATATGGGGCAGGTGTTTATCAAGCACTTCCAACAGCTTGTACGGTAGTTCCTGACTAGCGTGGAACAGGATTGCTACATCGCGTAGCTCACGTATAAGTTCCTTTTTATATTGCATTGTTCTTCTCCTTCAGCTTGGCTTCGATGTATTGAATTAGCTTGAGTGTTGGGATGCGCCCGCTACCTTCTTCTTTAAACTCGACCCATCGCTCAACTTCTTCGCAGTCCTCATCCGTCAGCCCTTGCCATTCGCGCTGCTCTAACTCTTTCCCTGCTTCCATGCCCATCTTGTAGGCATCATCCCAGCCGTTGGTATTGATTGTTGCCGCATCCCAACCACGGGAAAACGCTTCCCAATGCGAAGACTTCTTGATCGTGTCCCAGTCGTACTCAACGTAGTGCTTGGACTCTTTCATCCACATGAGCCATGCTTCTTCTTTGGTCATGCTTCCTCCCTAATCACGGCTTTCAATATCAGCGGTGTCTTTGGGTCAACAGGAACTAAGCCCATATGTGGGTGTATCCATTCCTTGAACTCAATCTTGATCTCTTGCGGCTCGGGCTGCGCTAGTCGGGCGCGGAGTGCTTCGTTTTCCTCATGCAGTCGGCGTAGTTCTTCTTCTACTTGCCCCAAGTTAAACTCTGCCACGATCAGCCGGTTATGTAGATCGTTTTCTTTATGTGTTAGTGCGGTCATGGCGCACCTCTCTCGCGGATAGCGAACGCGCAGTCTTCTGCATCAGGGAAAGGAGTGGTATCTTTTTCATTCATCCACTTGTTCCATATTTGAAAACACAACGCAGCACACGCCTCGCGCTCCGCTGCTGCGACTAGGTTGGCAAAGCGATAAAGGACTGAGATGTACATATCATCGGAAAACGAATTGCCTTCCGTTACGTTTATCCCCGCCTCCTGCGCCATGCGGATAATGTCATCTCTGTTCACGTTCTCTCCTCGCGCATTCAATCGCAATCTTCTCCTCGATCTGCCACTTCAACTCTTCCAGCAAGTCAGTGATCTTCTCGCCGTGGCCTGTGGCGTAACCGTTAGCAAGCATCCACTGTGCGACCTTCTCGCGCTGGACATTAATCGCTGCCTGCACCATGTACCCAGACACCATTCCTGCAAACGCTTCTACATCATCGATACAAGGAAACACCCAATACTCACGTTCTATAAGTGGACGCAACTCGTTAAACCCCCCGGCTTCTACAGCCATGCGCATAAGCTTTTCTCTGTTCATACCCGCGCCTCTTTGCGCTTACCTTTTGCTTTGGTTGCGACGATGCCTTCGAGCTTGTTAATGATGTCGATGGTCTCTCTGTCCAGCAGGTTGATCTGCTTCTTCCATTTGACTAACGCTGCCTGCATTTCGTACAAGAGTTGCGCTTTGAGATCATCGTCAGACAGCACGTCCGCTGTCATACGGTAGCCACCACCTGCGTGTTGGTCAGGTGCCAAACTTACAAACGCTCTGATCTGTACGTCCGGTGCTTTCTCAATCGTGACGGTGCACTTCTGAATAAGCTGACGTGCTTGCATCTTACGGAATGACTCTGCGGCTTTCGTGTCGTCCCATTGGAAATGCTTGTGCAAAATACAGTTGGGGTCACGGGCTGCGTCGAGCACCGTATCAACCATCAGCATGCCGCCGTTTTGTTTTGCTAATCGTTCTAGGAACTTGCGCTCCGCTTTCATTGTTTCAGTCATTGCTTTCTCCAAGTTGTTTACCTGCGCTGCCCTGCCACACCATACGTAGCCGAACCATACCTGCCCCACCGCACCCTACCTTGCCTAGCCTGAACCCGCCTCACCAGACCTGCCCCACCGATCCGGAACGAACCCGGCCTCACGACGACTAACCTGCGTGACCCAACCTCACCTCACGACTCCTCGCCATACGCCACCTGCGTTACCAAGCCGCACCGCACCACACCTAGCGCCGCCTTACCTGCGTCACCCCGCCCGACCGAATCACGCCGTGCCACACCTCACCTGCCTAATTTCACCTTACCCAAACGGAACGCACCCGACCAGTCCACAACGGGCCCCACCTGCGTCACCAAACCACGCGATACAACACCAGACCACGCCTAGCCTCACCTGCCTAACCAAACCCCGTCTCACCGCACCGTGTCGCACCGAACGAAGCCCAGCCTAACCTGCCCCACTTAAACACACCGTACCCTGCCGAGCCTAGCCGCACGATACCGTGCCAAACCTGCCTTACTCCGCCGTACCAAATCGAACCATGCCCCACCAAGCCTTGCCTTGCCAAACCTGCCTCACCAAACCCCACCATACGTCAACAAACCAAACCACGCGATACCTTACCTGCCGTACCTCACCGCAGCGCACCTAGCCAATCCCAAGCGCACCTGCGGTGTCAAGGTTCCTACTTACTTAATGCTGAACTTCTTCGCGACTTCCTTCTGGCGATCATTCGGCACCACCTCGAACGTACCGAAGCCACAACCAGCGGATGACTTGGAGTCAGGACGGCCTTCGCACAGACCCACTTGACCACCTACACGTGCGATCAGGTTGTATACGTCCTGCACATTGAACTGATCAGCGTCGAAGCGGACGCGCAACTTGATAGCCCACTCGCGATACATCGGGCGGCTACGTACATCAACCACACCTGTTGCGTTGCGAGTATGTGCAGTGAAGGTCTCGCTCTTGCCGTACACACGCACCAGCGGAATGCCATCCTGTACATCCCAGCCATCGGCTTCGACAAATACTGAGAGCTTAGCCAGTGTCATCTTGAACCCGACCAGACGGCATGCGCTGATCATGCCTGCACGGAACGCCGCAGCGTTCACACCTTCCCAGCCTTCACCCGAGCGGTAACGTGCGTCCTCTGCTTCCTTGTCATAGTCACGTGCGCTGCGTTCTTTCTTGCTCTTGGCGGTGCTGCCTTCTGCCATCTTCGCCATCAACTCAGCCTTCTTGCTGAATCGTGCAACCACAAGCGGGGCAGTGCCCTGCAATAGCACCTCAACGGTGTTGAACTTCGGTGCCGAAATAACGACTGGGGTTTCTTTGACTTTCATATCCATGATGTTTCTCCAAGGTTAATTTGATTTGATTTAATTTACTGCTACAACTGCAACTACACTCGCAAAATAAAACCAAACACTCTCGACAGCAGTGAGAATTGTTTTTCTTGATAACCCAACAGCAGGTTCTGTGCAAACCGTTCTTCTGGTGTGCGCTCGTCCTCTTTGAACTTAGGGACGTAGAACTTACCGATCTTAGGTGGGTCTTCCTTGATGAACTTACCGTCACGTAGCATTAGTAGTCCTCCTCAATAAAGTAACTCGGTACTTTAGATTTCCTCTCGCGCCTGATGTCCTCCAGCTTGCGTCTAGTCTCCACCTTCTTGCGTTGCGCTTTGGATACCTCCGGTATGGTTAACAGTACTTTGGGCTTTGCTGGTGCTGCGTTCGGGTTGTCCTTCGCTGCGTATAGGAACACTTCCTTGGTAAAGAAATACTCCCCACAAGTACCGCATTTCCGTTTACGTCTAAACATCTCATCGATTGTGCGGGTCTCCAGCACCGCTGTCTCACCGCCACATGGGCATTTCATTTGTGTCACTCCAGTTTGGTTCGTTCTCATAAAAGCGAACGTAATAAATGTTCTCTGCTTTGCGTTTACCTACACCGTCCACCACAGCACCCACCGGGGCAATCTTCAAGAGCGCCAGCTTCTGTTCAAATAATCCCGGCACGTTAAGTGGATGAAGCGCCTCGGGATGTATTGGAATAGCACTGACGATCTTACCCTCGTTGAGTTCCACGCGGACGGTGTAGTACCGGCTCATTCGCTCAATGTCATGATCCATAGTTCCATTAGTTTATACAACATTTAAGAAGCGTCAAGCTTTTTGTCCGTCAATTTCTAAAACGACAAACATGTTCTCGCTGATCCGCGCACCGAACCCATCGATGTGCTGGTTGTCTTGCATGATGCGCAACATTGCCACGCCCTCCTGTAACATCGTCGGCATCGACTCGAACGCCTGATAGAAGTTGGACACACGTGTGTTGTCGTGATGCACTGTCAACACAGCAATCTGATCCTTACCCATCGACACGAAGTGCTTGGTGATCTTCGCCCCCATGCGCCGCTGGGTCTCCTCGTTCGCAGCCAACGCCTTCTCTGCCACCCGGTTGAACTCGGGCGTGATGAACTTGACACCTTGTCGAATGAGGTTCTGCATCTCGGTCACCATTGCTGATCTAGGTACGGACAAAGCACTTACATCTTCTTGCAACTGCGAACGCCACCGAGACACCACACCAGTCGCAGTGCTTTCGTGGTCTTTGAATACCTCATCCAACGTGTACGGCGTGATGTACTGAAGCATTGCCTTCATTGCACGTTTGGCATCGGTGGTCTCGACTGACCGCTTGCGCTCACTGTTCTTGAATCGCGAGTTGATGACGTGACGTGTACGTACTTGGAACACGGGCTTGCCCTTGCCCTTATGCTCTATACGTATGCCACCCACTGACTCACGCTTCGCCGAGTTGTCATAGAACATCACGCCAGAGTAGTAGGTTTTGATCTCGTCACCCTCCCTGCGCTCGTAATACATGTACGCCTGCTCGATGCTCAGCACGTGTTTGCTTTTGCGCATGAACTCGCGAATCATTGGGTGCAAGTCCGGATGTACCTTGGCAAGTACTTCTTCAGTTGTCGGTGCAGTCATGTCTGTTCTCCTTAGAAATTGAATGCTTTCAGAATCTCATCAACCTTGGTCTTGACCTCGGCACGGCGGTAATCATCGTCACGCAACTCATCCGCAGTTACACCTGCTATCGTGCGCTCCAGTGTGGCGCGAGCCTGCTCAAGCTTCGGATCATTAGTCACGTTGAGCTTGGTCAACAGACCGCACAACTCCACAGCGTTAGTCACCAGCGAGTCACGGAAAATCTGCGAGTACCGCTCGTCACCGTTCTTCATCACACGTGGCTGCGCCAAGTCAGTCAGCTTGTCCGACATGTGCTTGAGCTGGGTGTGCAGTCGTTCCCACATCTCCTGCATAGCTGCGTTCACACGCTGCGTAACTACTGCGTCAGCCTGCGCCTGCAACTCCTTGATCGTTTCGTCGTTGGTCTCGATGCGGAAATCATTGGCAGTCGGCACCGGCATGAACGTGTACGCAAAACGAAACTTGTGCTTGATGTCCTCGACCTGCGGGTAATCTTCGCGGTTGAACAACGCGCCGATCTGGAAAGCCGCCGCTGAGACCAGTTCCGGATACTTGGCAACGAACTCCTCCACCGCAGCCTTGAACTGATTCTCGAAGACCGACAGCTTCTGCTTGTACTCGAAGAAGTTAGCCATCGGTAGCAGGCGTGAGCCAGCATCTGACCAAGGCAGCGTCTGCTCGATGTGCCACAGACGCGCCGCGCCCACGATCTTCTGCACTTCCTCAAGCTTGTCAGTGCCAGCCATCAACTGCTTGTGATAGTTACCAGCGCGGGTCTTGGTGCCTTTGCTTGCGTCGATCTCACCCGATACTTTCTTGTCGAGCTTACGGCCTGTCCATGTCGAGATGTTCAGGTCAACCAATACTGATGTGTTTTGAATAGTCATGATGTTCTCCAAGGTAAAAGTAATTAAGCGTCAATGTGTACCGACTTGCCTATCGGCGAGGTAATGCGTTTCTCTGTTATGCACCACAAGGTAGGCGCAGGCCAGTCCTTGCCCCAACCATCTACATACCCATCTGTCAGCATCACAATGCAGGATGCGTCTATGCTGCGCTTACGTAAGTACTCAGCCACACATGCTGGGCGCGTACCACCACCGCCTTTCGGTTTCGTGGACGTCAACAGACCAGCGTAGCTATTCACGTCATACGTCTCGTGCTGACATACTTCTGTGTCCCAGTACAACAACTCCACACTCTCAGGCATGACCGACTCGCACAGCATCTTGACGTAGGCCATGAACCCGTTAAGCGTGTCACCGAAGATAGACCCGGACGCATCGATACCCAGCACCACCTTGCCTACCGACTCCGAGATGTGAGTCGGCATGATCACGCTGCTACCCATCAGGCGGCGATTAGGTTTCTTGTATGATGGCAAGTCCTGACCTGCTGCATGCGCTGACACGAACTCACTCAACACCTCACGCCAATCGATGTACGGTTTCAGCATGTCCTCGATGGCACGTGGTACGTCACCACCCAGCTTGCCTGCGATTAGCTGTCCTTGC